CAGTAATTAGTTTAGACTCGGGCCATCCGGCCAGAGGGTTCCCAAGTTGTGGCTGGTGCGCTATTAGCTGGTTCAGATGGTGGGTCAAGTAGCACCGGGGTCATCATCTGGAGAGGCTCACCCCTTAGCTTACTCAGAGGGTCTAGGGTTCGAGTAACGCCATCCTACAACCTAGACGATGCTTATTCAGCTCTCCTTGTAAGTTATCTTGTGAGTATCCAAATGACTGCATCCAAGCGTAGACCGCCTGCTCACGCTGCTGCTCATATGTTAGGTGTCAGCTAACATACCCCTGCAGATTAGAGCTTCACTACTCAACGGCAGAGTAGTATAGGTTAAGCTACAGAACGCTATCTGAAGTGTCATCAGCTACTAGGACCTTTGTGAGCTCCCACTAGCATTCGTACCTTGGTTCAGGTTGTACGTACCTGCCAGAGTTGTAACCCTTCTCCGTAGGGTGACGCTATGACCCTGTGTCATTGGGTCTCATTATTGATGCAAGCATGAGGTGCTTACAAGATCGCTTTTCCGAGTTTCAACACCAAAGGTGCTATATCACCAGCCATGCGCCAAGCTGATGAAATAGCTCCACGTAGTCGAGACATGACGCTAGGTGCCTCATGGTCTTTTGTACGGGTGATACCTCCAAACGATCCTGATACAGACTGTACAGTGTTTGTGATTCTATCTTTGAAACGGACTAGTCTGGCATCTGGCACTGTTGGACGGAAATATGGTACTTGATCATCACGAACTATGATCTCGTAGTTATAATAAGTTTCAACTGTGATACATGAAGTTATCGTATCTATGCCATAACCGCAAATTGCATATGACAAGTTGGCATTCTTAGGTGTCCAATTTGCCTGGCAACTTGTGTTCTGCCAAGTATACGTTTCAGCTTCAGTATCTATTGTTGATCCATTATTAACAAATACCTCAGAAAGAGGGTCAGTCGGAAGGTAAACGCAAGTGATTCCATCAGGTTCGGAAACTACACTAATAGTGTGTGCCCATTGTCCTTGCCTAATGTTATCAAAGTCAGTAAATCTAGCCAAATTTTCATCTGAGGGTGCAAAATCGTAATCTCCTACATCCTGTTGTGCATTAGGCATAAGTAATACGGATCGAGGGAATGTGAAATACGAAGCACATGCCGCAAGACAACCGGACTGGTCAAGTACTTTACCAGTATACTTGACTTTTATACAGGCTGAGGTCAGCCTGTATTTGCCGAAGTCTTGTTTTATGGGCTTAAACGTATGACAATTCCAACTACCGGTCATTGACTTATTGCCTGTCATCGCTTCATCATTATTCCAATATACATTGGAAAATTGTGCATTGTATTGGCCTGGGTCCAAATTGGCTGGTCTGTGTAAATAGGATAATTCACTGGAAGTCCCCAGGAAGTTAGGATTCCAGACTAAACAGAAATTGCCCATGCTATTTGGAGCTATAGTAAAGGTATCTTTGAAGTGAAACGATGTTGTTGGTATTGGTAGATGTCCTGGCATTTTGATATCAAGGTGCTCATTAAAGACTACATCAGGGTGGTAAAGTCCATAAATGAAGTCTGCTAACAAGTTGTCCTTGAAATCCTTGTATTGTTCCTTCAAACTTGGAACTCTTTCGTGCAGGTATTTGGTTCGTGTTAGTTTTGGTGTGCCTTTCTTCATATTAGCAATTTGATTAGAAAGTGCTTTAACTTGGGAGGTTAAAGCATTAATTTTATTGCCGTTATTAACCACAGAAGCGTTGCTGCTCATGTGTTTAATACGGCCTTAAAGCCACTAAGTAGTTAAGATCTTGAGTATTGAACTCAGCTGCTATTTGCAAGTTAACTAGTGCAGCCTGTTGTTCATTCAGGACAAATGTGTGTCCTCTCTCTATAAGTTGCATTGTTTCCCAATAATTCTCAAGAATCTTGTGACTTGTTCGCCTAGGGGCGTAACTATATCCATCAAACCTATTGCCGGCCTCGAGCAGTAAGGTTTGTCGCCTATCTCTGATAGTGCGCCCGTTACCACGGTGGACATTTTCATTGTCGCTCATCAGAACATACTGCCTCGCCTTCTCCCGATACACACGAGCGAAGGTCAGAAAGTACTCCAAACCTGGATATGTACATTCCAGCGCCTGCGCTTGGGCAATACAATATTCTGCAGCATCTAAACAAGTCATGTGGCAAAGCTTACGGCTGTATTTACTAAGGGTTGTGAATTTTGCAGGATCTCTGGTCAGATAGATGTGTTGTGTACAAGTATCTGTGTACCAAGCTCGCAGACTGCAGAACTTGATACTATTGGGTGCCCCAGTCTCAATAAACTTGAGTATCTGACCCAAACCATAAATCCTCTCGTCGCAGCCATCCCACGACGGGCCGTTTGGCTTTGCCTTTGCTAGCCAATACTTTTTATAAGCATCAGCTACATTAAACTCACCAAGGCGTATATTATACATAACAGTGAAGTCGTCTCCCTTTGAAAAACAGACGAATTCTTTACCAAATGTCAAATGCGCCTTATGATTGGTGAACCAGTTATACATACCCATTCGCAAGGTGTTCATGAGTGTTGTATCACAGTCACCACTGAATACTGTTCCTAATACAGCATAAGTCATAAGCGTTACACGCTTACCATCTATGGTTGCTATAACATCCATTATTTTATAAAACTGATTTGCAACGTGTAAAAACAGGTCCTTTGGAACATGGTGAACCTTGTCTGCAATACGCTCGTATACCCATCTATCAAGGCCTTTGAGTAACACATCCTGTGTATTGTCAAAAGCTGACCCGTCACCTTCAGCAACAATGTCAAAACCTTCATCAATGTACTCATTGATGTGATCTTGCATTTGCGTCAGGTTTTTACCTCCACAATAACAAGGTACCTTATCCTGGAATACCTCTTCCAATTTCCAACATACGGGTCCCATTATATATTTTATGATGTCTGGGATAGAGCATACCATCCTTGGTTTACCGTCCGGTCCTTGAATTTCTACTTTGCAAATAGCTTCATAATGGCAGTATTCATCTATACTCGCTGGGTTCCCATCATAGTGCTCTTCAAGAGGACTGCTACCGAATAAAAACTCCTGCACCTTAGCCATCCGCTGTTGTTTAGCGTAAGTTAGATGATTAAACCATTGGTTAAATGAATAACCAAAGTTGTCTAAATCATCGCCTACCAAGTCCAACAGTTTTAGCTTTGCAAAGAAAAGGAATTCATCAACTACAGCGCGAGAGGGCACTGGAGCTGATTTCATCTGTCTCTTTGCTGCAGCAAAGATGGTTCGTTTGCAATTGTTGTAAACAATAGCATCCCGATTAGCTTCAGTATGTGCAAAGAGCTGCTCATACCTAGGCTTATCAGCACATGTGCAAGTAATATCCTTACAATCAATGGCATCGAAATTTGCCAGATCTTTACCAGCTAACCTAAGTATCTCAGGATCTTTAACCTGGAGTACTAGTTTAGGGAAAGCTCCTTCCATTCCGAGCTTAGAGATCTTCAGGGTACCCTTTTCCACATTGCTCCAAATTGCACTACGTAAGAACTTGTCAACAGGAATATAGTGAATAGGGATGGTGAGTTTATGAGGGTAATCACCCCTAAATCTAGGAGGAGCTGCTTGCTCCTGCATCTCCCTGGTGTAGCATACACCAGTGTGCTTCAATCTCTTATTAGGGGTGCCACTTAGTGGCTTGAGAGAAAAGGGTCAATGGCTGTGCCCACTGACTCTGCCCCTGTATTTACCACTGTCTCAGTATTTAAGCCGAAGAAATCTCGGAACTTGAGGCTTAAATATGTCAGAAGTTTTCTAGAACCGAAAGCTTGTTTAATACTAGTAGGGGTCACATCTATAGCATTGTTCTTGAAAGCCTTCAAAAGGTCTACATCCTTTGAGGCTGCTAATTGGGTTAATAACCCTTCAACAGCTACAGTATCTTTTACAGCATAAGCAAGTGCAGGAATAGCTTCATTGTAAACATCAATGCCTGGGCATGCGTTTACAATATACCCTACATTGGTGGTTATTAAAGCCTTGTCAACTTTAGGACTAGCCATGAAGTTGAGTATGACTTTATTCACCACTTTTCGGGGGATCTCAGTTGAGAGGTCTTTAACTATGAGCGGGTCAATTTTTAATTTTTCATAGTAGTTGAAAATTCTGCCTCCCATTTTCCTATGTAAGGTGAGTCCTTTACTATCCTCCACAAGCTGGGCATACCCCAGATCAATCTTAGATTCGGGGACCGTAACATGAGGAAGCGCGTTGGCCTTCTTAGCGTACTCATTGAATGCTGAGTTTTTCTCCCGTAGTGTGGCTACCGGATTAGCTCTGGCGATCTTGACAGTGGTGAGATGGGTGGGTAATTGCCTATTTTCATCAAAATTAGTGTCTCCGTACATGGTAGCAAGATTTAAAGGCATGGGGAGTTTTTGGACTTTAACCCTAGCGAGGGTCGCACCGTGTGCATCGGTACGTTCCATTACCACTAACTTGACTAAGAAATTGCAGTCCTTATCAAGAGGCACAGGTACAATGTATGAGTCGATGGTTGCGAGTAAGTTTAGGTAACTTAAGGGCAACTCGTATTCATCATGTCCTGATATCCTAATAAGATTCCTGGGCAAAGATTGATCAGCTATGACAGTACAAGAACCACAGATTTTACCTCCAATTGACAGTTGGGCGGGACTCTCTTGTTTTAGTGCGATGAGATTTGCAACTCCAATCACACCAAAGTCCAATTTGTCAGCAATATCATATAAAGCACGTGGACCATATTGATTCAAACAGGTGTTGAAGTCGATAAGGGCGCGTTTCATATTAGGATACTCCTGAGCAAATGAATCTGGAAGTTGGTGAATGAGTGGTAGATTGACTCTCTCAACCACGTCAACAAGTGGGGAGTCTCTATGGGTCAGGGCGTTCAAGGGCCACGAGACCTTGTGGGACGCTTCATAACTAACCATCTTGGCCAGTAGGTTGTCGATTTCAGTGTACTTGGTGTTATAGCTGTTTAAAACAGTTATTGCACCAAAGCCGTTTAAAAATGCTGTAGCGTTATTAACGCTTATGATTGGACGCTCATTGCGTTGAATTAGAGCTCCATTTTTACTTTGGTCGACAATCACTGCATTTTCACAGAGATTCTTCCATTGATAGTAATCGACTAAGCTGTCGATTGCATTGGGTGCTATATCCCCATTGAGAGGAATGGGGCTAGTCCACTCAGTGCTCTCTCCAGCAAGTGTCTTACTCAAGGAAGTTATAAGGGCACTATATTCTTCTCTGCTATAGGCAGGGACACCCATCTTTTTAAACAGTTTCACTACCTCTTCCCTTGGATGATAAAAGGGTTGGGCATATTGTGAAACATATTTTTTAAGAGAAGCGGCTTGGGTCCACTTCCCTTTTGGCACTTTGAATGCCAATTTATTGCCGTTAAAAGCAACAGAAACACAAGAG